GGATGTCCCAGATACTGACCATTGGTAATCTCTGGAACTTTAATGTAGCAATAAGTTACATTACCTTTTGCTGCTTCTTTATTTAGTATTTTTTCTAAATTAACTTTTGGCATTAGTTATCTCCTTTGTTAATGTTTTAGCATATGGTCTGTGAATAAATCTCTAGCTATTTCAGAACATCTGTCGGCAAAATAGTCTTGATTTTTTACTACAAAATCATTCCACTCTTCATCAGATAGTTCATGATTATCATCTAGATGTTCTTTATTTAAGTATTGATATAACTTAAGCATTAGTTATCTCCTTTGTTAATACACTATTCTAGGACTGTATTGGGAAGGAAATATGGATTATCCCAGAATAGTGTACATTGTTATAAGACTAGGTCGTCTAATATGATTACAGTCATATCCATACAACTCCCTAGAATAGTCTATAAGTTATTATTATTAATCAAGAAATATCCCAAAACTCTCGGAAAATTCCTTGATGATTTCAGACTACTCGAACTCTCGACCGATTGCAAGACCTTTTTTTGCCCATAATTAAATACATGTTATTGATATATAATGGTTTTCCTGGTCAATGTGTTATATATATCCCTGGTGTCTTATAAGTATATCGTAATGTGTTAACGCGTTAATGCGTTATAGTGATGCGTCTCTTCTGCGTATGATACTAAAACATTCATTTATCTTAAATTTTATAATTAGCCTTGAATCCCTAATGAGAACGATTATTAACAACTTCGGAAAGCCAAGGTGAGCAAGGCTTTCAAGAATCGGCTTGACTATTATTGAGAATCTGTTAGGCTAAAATGGTGGATTAGTCCCCACGAACCTAGTTTAGAATGGTTCTAAATTAGAATAATAATCTTAACAAAGGATATAAGATGACTAAAAACACTATAAAAACTGAGACTGTTAATGGTCTTACTTTTTACGCTTTAGGAAAATCTAAAATTTTCTTAAACCAATTAAACCATAAAAGCTTGTTAGCAAGTTTTAACGACCCCTTTAAAACTGAAAAAGATAAATATGACTTTTTCAGTTGGGATTACGTTGGGTCTGCTCAAAATTTAGTTTTGTTTGCTAGTCCCTTAAACAAGTCTATGAGCTTCGTCAATTGGCAAAAGTTTTTTGCTAAGCTTGAGACCCCTAAAAACAATCCAATTTACCAAGGGATTATGACTTTAGGAAAAGCATTGGCGAATGGTCAAGGAATTGAAAAGCTTAAGGACGTGCCACCTAATACGAACGTGGCTAGTAGTCCAACTGCCAACTTGGATACATCAGAAATTGTGAACCAAGTTATCAGACAAATAAAGCAAGGTTTAGTTAAATAAATAATTTAACTTGACTTTTTAAAAGGCTTCCTCTCAGAAATGGGGGGAGGTCTTTTTGCTATGGGGCCCGAAAAAATTACACCTTGCAGCAGCTCTTATATATTGTGTCTACCATAGACAAAATGAGCAGATTTTCAAATATGGCCCCTTACTTGTAAATCTAGGGTACCCATACCCCTACCTAAAACTTTAGACTTTGTAAAGACACCGATCATGAACTTGCCTTGCTCTAAGCCGGGTCTTACCGTGTAGTGTTTACCACTAGTCTGGCAAAAGAATTCTACATCTGTAAATCCTGCTTGTTTACCCATAGCCTCAAACTCAGCTGGAGTGTAATGCTTATAATGAAACTCATTGATTGGTGGTAGTTGGTGGGGTCGTACACATTCGTTCGGAGATGAGACTATAAATATATCGGACTTCTCCGCAGCCAGGTCAAATACATCTTGCCCCAACTCTGGTGGTATGTGTTCAATAAACTCAAACGATACGACAGCATCATAGACGGGTCTTAACGTGTGTGGATCCAACTTGGTAATGTCAGTGACAATGTAGTTAACCTTACCGACATCACGGCTAAAAGCTTCTTCAAATACATCATGCGCTTCTACTGATTTATCAATGCAATCAATCGAGGCGCATAGTAAGTTATGCATAATCACAGAACCATACCCAATACCACAACCAATATCTAAAATGTTTTCAGGTTTGAGATCCTTTAATTTCTTGACGGCAAAGTTATATCGTTCTAAATGATCGGCCCTAATATTATTAGGATCCATAATACGTTCTACCATTATACATCTACTTTCATAATACATCCTTGTTTCCAAGAACGAGCCATAGGTATGACTTTACGTTTAAATTTTATACACCATTCACTTAAAGCTTTCCATTCTCCCTCCTCCCACTTTGGATATGGGGATATGTGGGAGGGAAGAAGATCATCAAAGCGCAATAAGGTACCACTAACAATCTGATCATTAAGTAATGATAGAATTGTTTGCGTAGACTTATATAAATCGCAATCGATATTGATAAATGATATGTGTCCTGTGTGATCTTTTTTCCAAGTCGGTATCGTATCTTCAAACCATCCTTCATGTAAGACAACATTAGGAACAACTTTAGGTAATTCCGATACGGCAAAGTGTCCCTTCTCAATAACTTTATGACCCATAAACCATTGTTCAGGTAATCCTTCAAAGCTATCAAAACCATGAAAGGTTACTTTCTTATTTAAACTAGCTAGATAATTTATAGACTTACCTTCAAACACACCAAACTCCATGTAATGTCCTTTAGGATTTTGAATGTTTTGCATACAGAACTGATATTCCATCACTCGATGGTCTAAAAGAACCATGGGTTGGTACAAAAACTCTTCGGGTCTCATAAACTGGATCATAAACAATCACTTGCATATTGTCAATTAGTCGTTTATATTATTCCTACCAGTCGAATCCACTTAGTTATGTCCTAATTTAACTAAGTTTTAAGCTTCATTTGTCTCCTACAGCTTTGGAATCCTGGTATATGAAGAGAAGGGAGCGATGGTTGTGGGTTATTATCCTCCCTTCAAAGTTTTTAAGACTATGACAAAGAAGAAAGTACATATTCTCTACGGTAAAATGACAGAAGAAGAGCTAATTAACTTGCATAAAGTTAAAAGAGAGGCGAGAATATATGGAGGTGGCGAAGAATTAAAAGAAATACAGGAAGAATTAGAGCGCCGAAGACTAAGACGGATACAAAAACACAACCCAGAGGAGTATGAAAAGAGAATGTTAGAAAAACCAGAAGATAATAACGTAAAAGTTCCTACATTTCGTGGACTCACAGCTATGCAAGAGAAATTTTGCATGGAATTTGCTGGTCATGGGGACGAAGTCAAGGCATATTTAGCCGCAGGGTACCAACCAGACAAGAATGATGCACGAACGAGAGCTAAAGCTAGGGTAATTATGAAAAATGAAAAGGTTATGGAGCGAATTAAAGAGTATCAAGACGAAGCTGTAACTAAAATTACGTGGACAAAAGAAAAAGTTCTTGAAAGACTAGCAAAAGTTTACAATGAAGCTATGCAAGACAGTGATTTTACAAATGCAAACAAATCTATGGAACATATTGCTAAACATTTAGGCATGTTTGTAGATAAAGTAGAGCAGACTGTAAAGACAACTGGCTTTGAGAGTGGTGATAAGAAGAAAGACGTAGAAAGACTGGTAAAAATCGCAGGTCTCAAAGTCGTATCGTCAAACAATGACCCTAAAAAGTAATGAATCTATAAGCGACGAGGATATTGCTAAACTTCGTCACCTTGCATTCCAAAATGTTCGTGATAATTTCTCTGGATTCATAGAAGCCTTTGCCCCAAAGCTTGTCGCTGACTTTAAAATGGGTAAGCACATAGATGTTATCAGTAAAAAACTACAACAAGTCGAAGAAGGTTCTATTAAAAGATTGATGGTGTTCTTACCACCACGTAGTTCTAAATCTTTAATATGTTCTAAACTATTTCCCGCTTGGTATCTAGGCCGACACCCTAATCATGAGATACTATCGGTATCACACAGTGATCAATTAGCTTCTGACTTTGGTAGAAGTGTAAGAGATGTGGTAAATGACCAAGACTATCAGTCAATATTTGAGGGAGTCAAGTTAAGATCCGATGTTAGAGCTGCGGGTAAATGGCAAACAAATAAGAACGGTGTATATGTAGCAGCTGGTGTACGAACACAGATAGCTGGTCGTGGTGCACACGTAGCTTTACTTGATGACGTAATGTCAGAGGAAGATGCCTTTAGTGAAGCGGGTCGTCGTTACATTAAAGAGTGGTATCCTGCTGGTTTACGAACAAGACTTATGCCGAACGGCTCTATTGTTATTATTAATACACGATACCACGAAGATGATATTTGTGGTTGGTTATTATCCAGTCAAGGTGACGGTACAGACAAAGCTATGAACTGGGAAGTTATACGAATACCTGCGTGGGTTGATGATAGTAGCAGTAAAATTCTTAACCTACCAGTCGGTGAGTCATACTTTCCAGAATGGAAACCAAAAGAGATATTAGAAAACGATGAAGCAGAGATTCGTAGACATAACGGTTCACGATATTGGGAATCATTGTATATGCAGAACCCAGTACCAGACGAAGGCGGTATTCTTAAAAAGTCGTGGTTTAGAATCTGGGATGAAGAAGAACCACCACAGTGTGATTTTATAATACAGACTATGGACACAGCATTCTCAACAAGAACAACGGCAGATTATAGTGTCATTCAAACGTGGGGTATCTTTGTTACAACCGAAACAGATAGTGAAGGAGTTGAACGAGATATTGGTAATTTAATTTTACTTGGTAATGTTCGCAGTCGATTTGAATATCCAGAGTTACGAAGTAATGCACAAGATGCATTTGATGAACACGACCCAGACATTATAATAATAGAGAAGAAAGCCAGTGGGCAATCGTTGATACAAGATTTAAGACGAGCAGGATTACCAATACTTGAATATACTCCTGACCGTGATAAAGTAGCGAGAGCCTATGCTGCCTCACCCTTGGTAGAGTCAGGTCGAGTATGGTTGCCAAATAAACTGTGGGCACAAACATTATTTGATGAAGCCGTCAGTTTTCCGAATGCGGCACATGATGACCAAGTGGATGCGATGGTAATGGCGATACACTATATGAAAGATTCTTGGCACTTGCAACATCCCCATGATCCGTATTATAGTGATAATGACAACACTTATAAAAAAAATAAGGCAACCTACTGGAAGGTATCTAATTAATTATGGCAATAGAAAAGAATCCCAATGACATAACGGCACCAATTGATGTAGCTAAAGACAAGCTTAATACACAGTCTGAAGCTTTAGGTATTGATGTAAATATAAATGAAGAACAAGAAGAAGATTTAGCTGTCAATGTAGACCCAACAACGGGTGAAGTTGAGATGGCTTTGAATGAAGACAGTGGTAAAATGTTAGCCTCTATCAGTGAGGACTTTTACATGAACCTTGCTGACTTGATGGAAGAAGATCAACTTGAAGACATATCTACTACAGTTTTAGATAACTATCAATCAGACAAAGAATCAAGAGAAGAGTGGGAGCAAACATTTGAACGAGGCTTTGATTTACTCGGACTTAAACTAGAAGAAACAACAGAACCATTTGATGGTGCATGCACAGCTACCCACCCATTAATTATTGAGAATGCCGTTAAGTTTCAATCAAAGGCATCACAAGAATTATTTCCAAGTAAAGGTCCAGTCAAGACTCAGATAGTTGGCGCACAGAATCCAGAAAAAGAAAAACAAGCGCAACGTGTGAAAGACTTCATGAATTATCAGCTCACTGAAGAAATGCCAGAGTATTTCGATGAGTTTGAGAAAATGTTATTTCACCTACCGTTAATTGGTACGGCAGTTAAGAAAGTTTATTATGATGAAACATTAGGACGACCGATATCAGAGTTCATACCGATTGATCAGTTTCACGTATCTAATCTCGTTTCTGATCTTAGACGTGCCGATAGATATACCCATGTTATTTATCGTAGCGAAAATGATTTACGAAAAGATATGGATGCCGGTATGTATAGTGAACTTGATCTTGGTGATCCCGAACAAACCGACAGAGGATCAATCACATCTAAAGCAGAACAAATTATGGGACTATCGGCATACGATGAAAACCCATATGACCCAAGCTATCAACTCCTTGAACAACATCTGTATTTAGATTTACCAGAACCCTTCAACAGTCCTACTGGTGTAGCCTATCCGTATATCGTTACGGTTGATAAAAGTTCAAAGAAAGTTCTAAGTATTCGTCGTAACTGGAATGATGGAGATCCACGATTTGTAAAAAGAGAACACTTCGTTAGTTACAAGTTTGTACCTGGTTTTGGATTCTACGGACTAGGGTTAATTCATTTTCTTGGTAATCTCACCATGTCGGCAACGGCAGCAATGAGAGCACTAATAGATGCAGGTCAGTTCTCTAATTTACCAGGTGGTTTTAAAGCCAGAGGTGTTAGAGTTGTCGGCGATAATTCTCCGATAATGCCGGGGGAGTTTCGTGATGTTGAGTCAACGGGTTTAGACTTGGGCAAGTCCATAGTTCCTCTTCCGTATAAAGAACCATCTCAGACTCTCTATCAGATGTTAGGCTTTGTAGCCACTGCCGGCCAGAAATTTGCTGACACGACAGATCAAGTAGTGTCTGACGCAACGAACTATGGTCCGGTTGGCACGACATTAGCATTATTAGAAGCATCGGGTAAGTTCTTTTCAGCAATTCACAAACGACTCCACAAGTCCCAGAAGGACGAGTTTAAAATATTAGCTAGAATAAACCATGAGTTTTTACCAACAGCTTATCCTTATGATATTATAGGACAGTCTGCCGAGATATTCAAGCAAGATTTCGATGGACGTGTCGACGTGGTTCCTGTTAGTGATCCGAACATACCATCGAACTCACACAGACTCGCCCAAGCTCAGCTGATGTTACAGTTAGCTTCACAGTCACCACCAGGAACTTTCAATATGCCAGAGGTAAACAAAGCGGTTCTTGCCGCGGCTAATGTTGATAATCCAGATAGATTTATGAATGCACCCCAACAGGCTATGCAACAGGACCCTCTCGCCGATATCATGTCAGCTACACGTGGACAGCCGATCAAAGCTTTTCCAGGACAAGACCACGATGCTCACATCGCCGTGAAGACCGCATACTTGCAAGACCCGCTTAATGGTGCCAACCCAATTATGAAAATGGTTGAACCAATTATAATGGCAAATGTCAGAGAACATATGGTTCTTCGATTCCAAGAACAGATGGGTGGACTCATGAAAGCGCAAGAGGGTCAAGTTGACCAAGGCGCTAGTCTAACTATGATTATGGCAGAGTCAGCCAAACAGATTCTCACAGCGAACCAGTTAGCAGCGCAAGGTGGACTGGATAGTATTGAGCAACAAAACCTAGACATACAAAAACAATCGGTTATAAATAGGAAAGAACGTGAAGATAAGGAACTCGCTCTTGAAGAAAAGAAACTTAACATAGATGCCATGGTTGAAGCCGCTAAGATTGAAGAAAGTAAAAAAGAAAAAAACGACAACCTTACAGCTAAAGTGGTAATGGATCTTTTAAAATTGGTTGACAAACAAAAGTTTCAAGAGGGAGGATTTGTTGAACAAGCCAGAGCCGCCCAACCATCATCAGTGGCTCAAGCATCAGCCGAGGAGTTTAAACAAGCAGCCGACCTTGCTGTTAAACAACCGATTACTCAACCTAAAGGTTTTTTAGAACAAGCTTTTGAAGCTCAAAGGATAGACCCTCAGAAAGCCATTAGAGAACAAATGGAGAAAGAGGCGGCTGAAAGAGAAATGGCTAAAGCACCAATTATCCCAGTTGAACGAAAAGATATTATTGAAACTGAAGAAGAGGTTGAAAAAATATCTGAAATTGAAAGACAAGAAAAGGAGTTAGAGAATATGAGAAAAATGAAGGAAATGAGTGATCTTACTTATAACCAAGAGATTGGTCCTAACAGCACAAAACCACATCATCCTACACCGACCAGTGGAGTAACGATTGGTTTAGGATATGATATGAAACAAAAGACGGCTAAAGAAATTAAGGACACATTAATGGAAGCTGGAGTCGAGGAACAAGATGCTATGACATTATCTCAAGCAGCTGGATTATCTGGTGAAGAGGCTACTAAATTTGTTGAACAAAATAAAAATTTACAATTGACAGATGCACAACAAAATAAATTATTTACTAAAGTTTTCGCTGATTCTATTATTCAAACGGAAAAAGATTTAATTGATATGGGTTATGACCCTAGTAAATTATCGGAAGCTGAAATAGCTTTATTAGCTGACTATACATACAATGTTGGATCAGTTAAAGTATTCCCAACTTTTACAAATGCGATTATTAATAAAGATTATGACACAGCAAGAAAAGAATATAAACGAAAATCTGGTGATAAATTTTTAACAAAAAGAAACAAAGCAACATTAGCTTACATTAATAATTTAGAGAAACAACAGAGTGGATAGCATAACAAACCACGGTGTGGAACTTCCTGATCCCGCCGTTTGTTTTGATGACGAAGGTTACGAACCCAGTAATAATGATATACCTCAAACATACGAAGTATTATCACGAGCTATACGAGAGTTAGATATAAACTCATTTTCTTTAGGTATTAATAGTCTTTACTCTAGTGTTAAGCCTACGGTTACCGTTCAGAACCAACTTAAATCTGCCTTAGTTGGTTTTACATTACTACAACAATCTAACAATATATCATATGATGGACCCAAACAATTTAAAGAGCTTGGCTATTACGACACTATTATTGATACCGATTCTTTACTTGCTTGTCTTGAAAAAGACATTGTCGAATTAAAATCATTAGAACCTATTAGAAATACACGGATGCAAGATAGAATGTTAACTATACCGTTAAGTCACAAAGCCTTTGATATTCTAAACGATACCTATAATAAATTAAAACTATTACCCAAACCGTATTCGATTACCAATATTAATTTACATGTGAGTGATAAAGACGATACCTTTAACGAATACTTTCAAACAGATCAAAAGCATAAACCTAAGAATGATTTATATACATTACATATAGATCCGAAGTATAATTATATCAAGACAATTATATATCTTAATACAGTTCAGCGAGGTAATGGTCCTTTCGCCTATATACCTGAAAGTCATAGATGGAAGTTTAATGATGTTGAAATGTTATTCTGTAAAAGTAATCAGTTAGTTAATACATTATCAACTGTAGAACAAAGAGAAATAAATGCAGGTCTTCCATTATGGGCACGAAAAAATTCATACTTTTCACGACAATTTAAAAACAACACTCCTCTGTCAGAACACTTATATAAAAAATTAAAACACTTTACATCTGATAAGAGTAATTTTATATTGTTTGAACCGAACTTTGGTTGGCATAGTTC